TTCTCATCAGGAAATTCAAAGTCTTCAGTATCTAGTGCCATTTTACTTCTCCTTATGCGCGGCTATAGCCACGTGGGTCATCAACAACACCTTCAACAGTATCGTCATTTATGATTCTGAACTCTCTTCCGTGGATTTTAAAGCGTGTACCTGCGTAAGCACGTGTTAGAACGAAGTCGCCTTCTTTACACCAAGGACCTGTGGGGAACTTAGCTTCATCTTGATAACACATGTCACCTACTTTAAGTACAAAGAGCACTACCGTACCATTCTCTTCAATGCGTTTGGTAGAACTATCTTTAATGATGCCACTATCGTACTTATCATCAGCTTCTGGGACTCCACACAAAATGCGATATCCTTTTGGCTCTGGTAGTTGCGTGACTACTTGTGCAGGTTCTTCGGGTTGGTTTAGTACTCCCGATAAATCTACAGCTTGCGCCAGATTTACTTTACTCATCATCCATCTCCATATTTTTTGCGAGGTCTTGTATTAATGACTGCGCGGTAAGTAGCCCCCGAACCATACCGACAGTGTTTTGATATTGCGCGAAGTCTTTAGCCGAACCATCAGCTAAATGCTCGATTTTTTCTTTGCGTTGGTCTTCTAACTGATTCCATAAAATCCCTAACGTGCCTTCAATCATTTTTTAGGTTCCTTTGGTTGTTTATTGAACATATCCATTTGTTGTAAATTAGCTTCGTGCTGACGTGTTGCTACTTCTTTTTGATGTGATAGCTGGTCTTGCTTATGACTATGCTCTGCCCGTCCTTTTACTGCTTGAGCACCAAGTTTTACACCTTCAAGCGTTTGTTTAGCGTTTAGGTCTTTATCTTGTCTAACTGCATCAAACCCTAACTCAACGCCACGTATAGTCTTTTTATCATCTGAGTTCAGCTGTGCGATGCGCTCTGCAGAAGCAATACGCTCACGTTCGACTGCTAGTTGGTCAATCGCATGTTGGATATCCGCATCAGTTTTCTTGCCTTTGATACCGACTTCTTTATCCTTAAGCGCAAGTTCTTGCTGTTGCATCTGAACGAGTGGGTCTTGTGATTGTTGCTCTGCTTGTTTTTGTTGAGCTTCAGCTTGGCTCTTCTGTAGTAGTTGTTGCGCCGCAGTTGCGGTTAGTCTAGCGATATCACCTTCAATATCTTCAGGTAACGGCTGGTCTTGCGCTGGTAGGTCTACACCTAGTTGGTCTTGTATCTGACGTTTGTATGCGAACGCAATGTGCTCGTTAAGATGGGCATACCCCGCTGCTACAATAGCCTGTGCTTGTGGGTTTTGACCAATAAGCTCTGCTAGTTTTGGGTCTTGTGAGAACGCTAAGTGCACTTTAATATGCGCTTCATGGTCTTGGTGCTCAAACGCTTTAACCGGTTTACCATTAATGATTGCCATGTTTTCTGTAACAGGGTCACGTGGTTTCTGGTCATCTGTTGATGGGATTAACTTACCAATGTTCTTAATACCTAACACCTCAAGCATCTGACGGTTAAGTTCTGGCAAATCATAAATTTGTGGATTAGCTTGTGCCATTTGCATGACCGCTTGGTACTGAACCACTTTCTGACTCATCGTAGCTGCGTTAGGGTCTGATACAGGGATAACCTCAACCATATCATAGTCAGCTTGTTTAGCTTTGCGGTCCCCTTCTTCTGGCTCATAGCTATACTCTTCTGGCGTATAGTCACGAATAATGCCGGCTAACAACTTAAACTCTTGTTTCATCGCAAAGTGAATACGCGCTTGAACTGCACTCATTACTTTTAATGTACGTTCTAAAATAGCAAGTGTTGTGCCTACCGGAGAGTTAGCGGACATATCTGATACTTGTAAGTCTGCCGCATTAGCGAATGAACGACCATCTTGAATAATTTGGTTCATCAAAGTCATTAAAACTTGTGATGGTTCTTTGTATGGAAGGGGTAGAATATTGTCACGGATAGTGCCACTAGGCACGTCTACATCACGGAACTCTGCGGGAGCGATTGGAGTGTCATCGCCTTTGATGCGTAGCCCCCTAGATTTGAAGCCGCCCGGAAGGTTAGATAGTGTACCTGCGTCGACCAACTGACGTAATAACATCGTACCTGATTTAGCTGCAGCACCAATTAGATGTACTAACCCGAAGCAGTAGAACCCAAAAGCCGGTATGTAACCGTAGTGCACGAAGTGCTGACGCTTCTGTTTAGTCTTATCATCAGGGTTCCAGTTGCGACGTACTGCTAATATCTCACCTGTACCACGTTCTAATGTAACTACGTATGGAAGTGCGATGCCTGTGGGGTCACCGTCTTTATCTTCATCTTCGTAACCTATTAAATCTAAATCAACGTGCATCTCAAGTACTCTGAACCTATCATCCATTGTAGCGTTGAAGCCCATCTTTTCAGCGATTTTCTTCTCTACTTCTTCAATAGAGTGAGTTGGTTCACCTAGGTCAATATCACGGTAGAACCCAGCCACTTGTAACTTGCGTAGCTCATTATCGGTCTTGCGCATGATGTGGGTAACACGTTGGGCTGTTTGTAATGTTGATGCACCGTATGGCACCACGATATCTTCTGCTGGTACGTATACAGCTACTTGACGTTCAATGCTTGGGTCATAGTAGACCTTTTTAAAGGCATTACCGCTTAAGCCTAGGCCCCACAGGAGGCGTTCTTGTTCTGGGCGATACTCTGGCATTGCCTCAGTTAATTGGTAGTTCATATCGTCTTTAACACGAACTGCCGCTTCTGCTTTCTCTTTAGTTTCTTTACCAATGATAAGCGTCTTAACTGGACCTGCTGCTGGGAACGTCTCCATCATTGTTTCCGCTTGGAACTTCACTAGCGCCTCGCTTAACAACGGGTGGAACACACTACATGCACCGGGCCAAGGTTCCGTCCGGTCTTCTATTTTCATTCCTAGTAACTCAATACCATCAACATAAGTATCCAGCCACTCTTTGCGAGACGCTTCATCCGCTTCGTAATCGCCAAGTAATTCGCCTGATAACTCAGTTAATACACCCTCATCCATAAACTCAGCTAAGTTAGCATCAAAGTCATCTTCATTTTCGTCATCAGGACTTAGTACGATTGTCATCCCACCAGCGTCAATTGTCATGCTTTCTGGGTCTACAACCTCAACCTCAATGTCCGGCTCGTTGCTATCTAGTGAGTCTATTCCTTGGGGAGCCGCGTACACGCTCTTGTCTACGTTGTTTGCCATCATATATCCTTAAATATTATATAAATTGTTAGCTCGACGATACTCTTTAATCTCGTCTTTCTCATCGCTTGGCAATTGAATAAACCCACCCTGCCTGAATCTTATCAGCGCTAAGGTTGTCGAGTCGACCAAGTCATCGTTATCCCCGTTAGGGAAGTCACTGCACTCACTAATTACATCGTGCGCCCATCGTTTATCTGGTGCCCACACAATACCAGAACTAAATAAATCCGTCACGGAATTTACACGGCTTATCTTATCCTGTCCTTTGCCCGGTGTAAACTCCCCTGCTGGTACTCCCATACGCCGTAACTCTTGGTAAAGTGCCGCCCCGTTTGATTTCTTCTCGACCATGAACGCATCAGGCTCCCACTCCTTGTACTCTTCCAACACCATCTTCTTAAGTTCTGGAAACTCCATCCGTTTCTTTATTGCGTTGAGCAGGATAATATTGTAGTTATTCACTTCCTCGTTGAAAAACACCCCCCATGTCGTCAGCGCGTTAAAGTCGGCTCGGTTGTGCGATTCTTGTGCGGCATCTAGTGACATGATAATAAACTCACATGTGGGCGCACGTTCCTTCTCCCATATATTCCACCACTCTTTCTTTATCAGGGCACCCTCTTGCCCTGTGGGGTTCTGCATATACTGCGCGTTCCAGAGATGTGGCGCGATGGTGCTCTGAATCTTCTTAAGTTCTTTCAGGGGCCAGTACTCAGGCCATAGTGACGACTCGTGGTCCGTCCCCTCGTTCATAATCGCCGGAAACTCAATGTACTCCCACTGGTCTGCGTCTGGATTTTTAGCTGCGTAGTCTAGCAACCTACCGATGAGGTCTTTTTTTGACCATCTGGTGTGCACGACGATTATCCCACCACCCGGTTGTAGCCGTTGCCGTGGACCTGACATGTACCATTCCCATGCCGTATCGAACACGTCAGTATTCCCGCTCAATATATCCTGCTCGTTATGTGGGTCATCAATGATGAATATATCCGCACCCATACCGGCTGCACCACCACCCACACCTAGTGCATTATATACACCCCCCTTATTGGTACCCCATCGTCCCGCTGATTTAGAGTCGGTTTGCAGGGTCACGTCTGGGAACGTGTCTTTATAGGTCTGTGAGTCCACTAGGTTCCGCACCTTCCGCCCGAAGTTTACTGCAAGGTCTGCTTTATGCGATGCCTGCATTATCTTTTTGTCGGGGTAGTTGCCTAGGAACCATGCTGGTAGTAGGAATGATGCAAACTCTGATTTGGTATGACGGGGTGGTAGCGATATCGCTAGCCTTTTTATCTCCCCACGGGCTACCGCCTCGAATTTCTCAGCCATAATCTGGTGATGCCGCCCCATAATGAACGAGGGCCACATCTGTTTAACGAAATCAAGAAAACTTGTCTGCGATACGTCCCGCATCTGCCGTTTTTGTAGCTCTTTGACGAGCGAGAGTATCTTTTTCTGCTTATCTCCCGGCAATTTAGAGAGATTAGCCATTATTTGGGTGATTTTTTCTGGTCCCAAGTCCATCAGAGGTTAATCTCGATGTCTTTTATCTTAGATTTCGTCGTAGGAACGTGTTCGTATACCTTGGTGTCCTCATTGAACAGCAGTTTTAATGATTCTGTTAGCTCATGCTCGATTTCTTTAGTCGTTTTATGCTCAATAGTGATAACACTACGCTCAACGAACATCCCTACTTCAGCAATCTTACCTAAAAGTTCCAATGCTTTGATACGTTCACTGGCTTTTTGCGCACCTTCCGATTCTTCTAGCAACTTGTTCATCACATAGCGCCGGACTTGTATCGACTCCTTGACCACTTCGTGGTCGTACTTAGTTAGTAAGGCTTCAAGCTGCAGGATGACATCTGGTTTTTCACGATGCGGGGCGAATGGTTCTTGTTCGGAGAAGATTTTAGTTGCAAGTCGGTCAGTATCAGCAGTTTCTAATACCTGCATACCATGTTGCATGAGTTCTATGGTTGTTCTAGCACGGGCACGTACCTCTTCACGGTACGAAATATCTTTAGCGAAATGCACGTCTGTTTCTTCTACCCGCTCTAAGGTAGGCATATATGCTTCGATATCGGCATCATCGAAATGAAACCGGTCATTAATAGTTTGCATGGGCAGTCCCAAGTTGATTACCCGCATATTAAATCACACCTATAATTTTTTGTATATTTATTTTTTTACTATACCCTTTTCAAAACATGACGGGGGGTGTTTCTGTATGGTTAGTTTGTTATGGAGAACTACAAAATAGACCCCCCCACCCCCCAGTTTATAAATCATTCGTGTTTTTGTTTGAAATTATAAATAAAATATAAATCATTCGTGTAGTTCTTAGCGCATAGCGCGGCGTATGGGACCCAAATAAGTTTGGGGGGTCGGGGTATAGTGGGGTCTGATAAGGACTAAAAAGGCTTTACAATCTCTTAGTTTAGTGTATAATGTAGTTAAGTTGATGCGAGACGGACGTCCAGCAAACGAGTCTATATAAAGGTTATTGTATGACAAACTCAAAACTAGATTTAGCTTTACAAGTAGCGCAATTGAAGGCGCAATTACTAACACTTGAAGCAGTATCATCACCAGCAAATGTTA